ATACTGTTTGAGGGGTCGGCCTAAAACTCCATCCGCTCATGGTTACAAGGTTACTGCCTTTAAAAGTTCTGTTTTTTGGATATAGATTGTTTTTGGAATGATCTAATAAATAAGTGTTTTTTGCGCCTGCAGGTATTAACGTCCTTTCTCCTCCTACATCTATCAAACTGAAATTTACTTCTTTTTGCTCGAATCTCCTATCGCTTTGATATGCCCCGTTTTGGTTTAGCTTGAAAACATATCCCTCTCCAAGTTCAACTTGCCTTTTATTGAACACCCACCATTCCCCACGATATTGCGTAATAGAACAGTTGAATACATTGCAGATGCCTTTTATAACATCATAGCAACTTTCTGTTTCTCCTGTTTCATCGCTTTTTAAGTATCGTAATTCACTAACATAAGTGTCCAAAAAAGCATGATTAGGACGGCTTTTTGAGACAAACTCTTCGCAGTTGAAGTCAGCTATTACATTTATATTTAACTCCAATCCCGTGCGTTTTAATGCTTTTGCAAGTATATACGCATAAGATCGTGTATCATCCGTGTAAATATCCGAAATGTTATAGCTTATATCTTTTAGTATGCCTATCCTATCGCTTGCTGTTAAGTTGATTATTGGATTGTGGGTAATCTCTACATTGAAAAAATCGGGAGTGACAAACCCTATCCATTCTAATTCGCCATCAAAATAGAATTTGCATCTTATTCCCGTTTCGTCGGACGTGGCTAAGTCATCAATATTAAACAGATCGTTTTCATAAAAGCTCATGTCCGCAAAAGTGGATCTGATTGTGCCTGCCTTTTCCCCTAAATCATTTTTATAATTAAGAGTGAAAGGATTGCCGTCCGAAATGATGCTATTTACATCTCTGTTTTCGTCGTAATCCCCGTCTATATTTGCCGTTACAAATTCATCATTTTCGGTTTTTAAATACTTGTCATTTGCTAATATGAATACTTGCCCCACATATCCTTTTATCTGCAAGTCTATGCGCAAAGGAGTGCCTTCCGAATTGCAATAATTAAGGCGATATTTAGTATTGTATTCCATTAACCAAGTCTTTTATCTCTATCCTCTCCGTACTTCATAGCCCCTACCAAGTTTCCGTTCCTAATCATGAAATCTACTTCTATCCGATCATTGTTGTACAGTGCGCCCCTGCCTTGATCTGAATATACTGGTGCCGATCTTGTTGCACCTGAATAACCGCTTGAACCTGCGCTCATATTCTTGCCTAAACTTGATGTTCCTTTTCTGAATGCGCTACCTATCGCTATAAGAGCCGCACCTGCCGCCAAAGCAACAAAAGGATTAAGAGACTTTAACCCCAATTCTACCGCTAACAATCCTGCGCCTACTTCTGTAACCATCTTGCCCAAAGATACTAAAACTCCGCCTAAACTACCAAGCAATGCGCCACCCATAGCATCAATAACATTACCGCCCTCCGCCAAGGTGCTTCCTATGCTTTCCGCTATTCCTGAAATCGTATCGGTCAGCCCTGCGCTTAATACGTCATTCAATTGTTCGTTAAATCTGTTTGCTAATTCTGTGGCTTGTGAAACTATACCAGAAATCCCCGATCCGCCTACATCAACAATTTCTAGAGATACCGGTATAGATAAACCTGCGCCCCCTAAACCGCCTACATTAGCGCCGCTAAAGTTTACACGGTTTAATGCCATCTCTGTTTTGTTAGCCCATTCAGCTAAATCTATTGTGGCTAATTCTTGAAGTGTTGCTCCTGCTTGTCTTGCTATATCTCTGAACTCTCCAAACTTTTCAGAAACTACCGCTACTTGATACTCGTAAATTCCAAAACCTGCAAGTATTTCATTTAACTTGCTTCTGAAATTCTCTCCCTTTTTTGTCGTATTATCTAATGATGCAGAAAAACCATCAGTAACATCTGTAGCGGATTGTGTAGCTTCTGTAAATTCTTCTACGCTTTCCGTGAGTTCTTTTTGTGCTGGCGTAACTTTTGTAGCGAAATCTCTTATCCTATCAGCAACTGAATTTAATCCAATCTTATCAAAGAAAGAAGCTAATTGGTCGCTTATGCCTGTGAGAGCGCCTCTAACAATGTCTAATATACCATTAAATATATTAGCCACTAATGTTTTTAACCCCTCAAAAGCGCCTTTAAAATCCCCCTGAAATAGTTTGATAAGAACGTTTAATGAATCAGCTATTAACGTTACTACCGTGCCAATCGTGGAAGATATAACGCCGAGCACCATTTCAAGACGTGAAATAACAACTTCTTGAATGTATGGCATAACTACAGATACAACATCTCTTATCTTGCCGAAAGCTTCCCTAACTGTGGCGGACAATGATACCACGCTCTTTCTTACTCTCTCAAATGTCTGCGAACCTGCGCCACGTGTGAAGTAATTAACAATTCTATCCCAATTAGCTGTTATCAATGCTACCGCTCCTACAATAGCGCCAGCAAATAAACCGATAGGACTTGTAAGCGCTGCTAATCCCGTTCCTACTAAAGGAAGCATTTTGACTATTCCACCCAATGAAAGCAATAAAGGTCCTGATGCTGCCGCTAATGCTCCGACTGCTACCGCTGCCTTCTGAACGTTCGGGGGCAAGTTGTTTATGTAACCTGCAAAGCTCGATAACGTCTTAGCAATAGTTTGTATTGCAGGCGCTAAATTGTCGCCTATAGTAATAAGCAAAGCTTCTCCTGCTGACTTTAAGTTCTGAAAAGCACCCCAAAGAGTATTGTTCATTGCATCAGCCATTTCTTTAGCTGCTCCTTCTGCCCTTAGATACTCATCTGCCAATCTCCTTGCTTCATCAGCATTATCCGCCAATATTGTTGCTGCGGTCGCCCCTTGTGTTCCGAACATCTCCATTGCTGTAGCAGACTTATTACTGCTATTGGCAATCTTATCCATAGCTTGGTCAAAAGTCATTCCCGACTTAGATAGCTGTAGAAAAATGTTCCTTAATGATGTACCTGCGACAGAAGCTTCTAAACCCGCATTGGCTAATACGGAAAGATAACCCGTTGTTTGCTCTACGGACATATTAGCAGTTTTAGCAACAGGCGCAACTTTACTCATGGCATTGCTGAACTTATTCAAGTCTAATGCTGAACTTGAAAAGGACTTCGCCATTACATCCGTTAGCCTATTGGTCTCTTCCGCTCCTAATCCGAACCCTTGCAATGTTGCAGCCGCCACTTCCGCCGATTGCGCTAAATCTTCTCCCATAGCAAGTGCAAGGTCAAGAATACCTGCTGTAGCATTATTAATCTCTTCGGGTCTGAATCCTAACTTTGAAAGGTTTAATTGTAGCTTTGCGACTTCACTTGATGAAAAAGCTGTGGTAGCACCTAAATCTAAAGCCGACTTCTTAAGCGATTCAAATTGCTTCGCTGTTGCTCCTGAAATCGAACCAACCTGCGCCATTTGAAAAGAGAAGTCTGTAAACGTCTTAACAGATAAAGCACCTAATGCTGTTAATGGCGCTGTTACCGATAATGATAGCGTTTTGCCTAACCCTGTAAGCTTATCCCCTACTTTCTGTAAATTCCTTTCAGATGAATCTTTAAAGTCTTTTGTAAGACCGGCGGCTTCTTTTAGTTTACTTTGAAACTCCTGTATGTTTGCCGTTAACTTAGCTTCTAATGCCATCTTTACGCTCTTTTTTACGCTTTAAATATTCTTTGTATTCTTTCCTGAACGCTTCGCGCTGTGCATCTGTTGCGCCTTTCCCTGCCGTCTCGTCTCCTATCTTGTACATCTGTGTAGGCTTTTTGTACTTGTGGTATCCTAAGCCTCCCCAAAATGACAATTCCCTTATCTCCCTCATCCTATCTTCTCTCATCCTGTTCCATGCATATGACTTGATGCAAAACTCTGCCCAAGTCATATCATAGAACTCATCCAATCGCAAACCCAATTCTCCACACGCAAAAGAAACTATATCAGTTGCCCAATCTATTTCTTTGCCGTCGCTTTGGTTGCTTTTTTTTTGCTTACCGGCACATCTTTAACAATGCTTTCGTTGAACTTTAGAATTACTTCTGTCAGCTTTTCGGAAGACAAACCCAATTCGTCAATCCAATCCCAAGCATCATCTTCTGTGAATTCTTCGCCTGTATTATGCTTTTTTGCATAGGCTTTCGCTGAAAACAGTAATACGCCTGCATAATAATCGAGTATATTGTCCTGTATAGATTTTTCGTCCGACAAAACATCAATACTCTTTTCAGTTTTCAAATCTCTCACAGTCTTTACTGTGAATCTTAATCCGACCTCTTTGTCAGATAGTTTTAAAATCATCTCCATATTTGTAACTTTAATTATTATTCATTAGGATCTGTTTCAGACACGTCACTCTCAACCGTCAATGTTGCGCTAAATGTCGCATCCTCGCCAGCTTGATAGTTATCGTCCAAATCCTCGATAAACCCGTCAAAATACTTGTAGCCTAATGGGCCTCTCGACAACCTGAATGTAACAGGCTCCTTAGTGTCCTGCATTTCTTTTTGCAAGTCAAATAACTCATCAAAAGAAGCCTTCAAATCCGGCCCCCCTAAATCGGAAGTGTCTATTACTTCGCCCTCAATTGCGACCGATCTTGTAAGATTACCCGGGCTTCTTACCGTCTTACCGGGGTTACACATATTGACCTTTTCAAGCATTTCAAGGGTTGAACTCATTGAAGAAGAAGTCAAACATACAATAGGTGCGTATGCATCGCCATCCCAATATGCCAAGTTTCCTAAATCTCCGCTTATGTTTTTTTCGCCTGCCATTATAATTTAATTAAATTTTGATAAATAATATTCTTTGTATATGCTGTTTCTGTTTCGTTGTTTTCTACAACCGATTGAGATATAACCTTTGTAATCCTATTCACAATAAAGCCGTTTACTGCTAAATTATGGACAAAGCTCCGATCCCTTACCCTCGATTGTATTTCTCCGCTGATTATTTCTGTAAGTCTTTTTCCTCCATATCCGCTGTTGTACTTTGACACCACCTGAATTGTAATGTTTGCATTCTCCCTGTCTCCGCACATCGTGCCTGTCATTTCTGTTTCTGACTGATCCGTTATGAGGATATAGCAAGAATTAGCTCCCATTACTGACGGCAAAACCCTTGTAGGATTGACTATTTCATCGAACACGGGTATATCCTTACCCTCGACATTTATGCCGTTCAGTTGGCTCAAATAAGCCCTTCTAAGTTCTGATGATACGTCAATCATATTCTTTTGGTTCTGTTCATTATTCTTCTAAGCCTGTCAAGGAAATCCTTTTGCTGTTTAAAAAGATTAGGAAACAAATAAGGCTGTCCTCTCAATGTACCGTCTTTAGGCCTTTTAAAAGTCCAAGCAAGGTCTTTCACTTCTTGCGGATAGTCTTTCAAAATCTCTTTTGCGCTTAATCCTGTGCCAAACTCAAAGTAAGCTGGTAAAGGGTCTGATCCCTGAACACCCACAAACACCGTCAATCCATTATCTTCAATACGTTTGTCAATCTTTGACTTTATGAATTGTGGAGCATCTCGTATCGCTCCAACCTCCACTCTGACTGCTGAATTAAGAACAGTATCTGAAACTGATTTTACGGTTTCTTTTCCGTAATTTTCAAGATCATTCAAAAACTTATCTAATCCTTCAATCTTCATTTTTCACAACATCAAGAACGTGTTCAAACTCGCCATCTACTACGTTTTTTATTACGTGAATAGATCCTTTGAAATCCACAAAATGACCTGACTTTGGCTCATACGCTTTCCTCTTATAAATTCCGATACGATAAGTTTTAGGCATTCCAATCTGCATCTGCTCAATGTCTCGCCTTGCTCCCACCTGAATCATTCTAGCAAACGTGTTAAGCAATACAGCTTCTTCTGGTTTAGTACCACCATAGCCGTCATCCACATCTTGCAATGAAATGAACTTTACCTTAACATTATATTTGCCGTAATCCATCATATCATCGGATTTTTGATAAAGCTCCTAAGCTTGTAAATGCTCGCATTAGTGATCTGATTAACCGCCTCCGCTGTGCCGTCATTACGATATGCAAATCCTGTCGCTACCATTTGAAGAATCGCTAATTTAAGGTCAAAAGGAAATTCTCCGCTTGTTTTAAATCCCTCTTCCCGTGTGTCGCCATCCTCTGTAATCTCGACTGGATAAATATGCAATCCCGTCACTTTTTCAGCTTCCGATATTGAGGCTTCTATTAAGAACTCAATCAAGTTATCGAAGTCGTCAAAGTCCACGTTAATAAATTCCTTAGCATCTGCTAAAGATATTAGCGTTGGTTTCGGCAATATAGGCGCTACTTCTTTCATTATGCTTCTTCTAATGCTGTCACTCTTGCTTCTAATGCAGATAATGCGCTTGATGTTGCATAATCTGATAAATCCGAAGTCTTAGCGTAATCTTCTAAGTCTGTAAGCTTTGCATAGT